TAGAGATGCTCGTTTTATAAACAATCGCAAGCAGGATAAAATACGATTATCTACTACACAGCCTTCTGTAAACTCTATGAGAGAAGGTGAAGAAGTTTTGTATCACAATCCTAATGGATTTTTAATGCGTTATCGTAAACAAAACAGTCGTTTATGGAGCAGTATAATGAATACAGACGGCAATATGACTGTTGAAAAAACATTATCATCTCAAGACATTGTAAATAAGAATACGTTAAAGACTAAATCAATTACATTAGATAAATTAATTATACCTCAAGACCAAAATCAAATAGTGATTTCTGGTGGGGTTATTACGGTAACAAATACATTTCATAGTGTTAGAGTGGC